CACGAAAGCCGTCCCCGTCTCGCCGCATGGGGATTTGATAGACAGAGAGCCGTTCGTCCAGTTTATCAAAACGCATTGGGATAGCTACGACCAATGGTTTGTCGAGCAACTTGAAGCAAGACCAACTATCATCCCGGCTGAACCGGCAGAGGAGGGCGATTGATGGATTGGCCGACAGGAGCGTTTGATAGCTCCCGAGTGGAAGAGACGTACAACTGGCGCGATGATGTTATGGAAATAACCCGCAGGATTGTGCATGAAACCGACGAGGCGAGATTGTCCAATATAGCGAATCATTTTGAGGTAGACCTATCTGAAATCAGGGCATTCCTTGAAATGAAGCAACAGCAACAGCGAAAGCCGCAGACCAATGCTGACCTCGTCCGCTCCTTGAGTGACGAGAAGCTGGCGGAACTGCTAAAGTGGGGATGTTGCGGAGAGGATGAAGCACACCCATGCGAAGATACCAGCTGTAAGGAGTGCTGGCTTATTTGGCTGAGATCGGTAGCGGAGGAGGCAGAGTGATGGACGGCACAATAACATGGGACCAGCAAACCGGATTCGTCCCGGCTGACGCCATTGAAGAATTGACCGAAAGGAAAATGGAACGCTTCACAGAGCGCTCCATCTATGGCGGTACCGTATACCTCAGCACGGACGAACAGTCTGCCCGGCAGAAGCTGGCAGCCTATGAGGACACCGGCCTTGAGCCGGAGCAGATCGCTCGGCTGCTGAAGCTGGTTCGGGAATTCATAAAGACGTAAAAAGAGGACAGGCAAGTTCGCCTGTCCTCTCTGCTTTATCAGCTGCCCTTGTAGACAGCCCACATCTGCTTCTTGTCCGCGCTGGTCTTCCAGCCCATCGCCTCGCAGGCAGCTTCGATGTCTGCCTTGCTCAGGCTGCCGCTGGTCCCGCCGGTACGCTCGACATGGGCCTGCTTCGCAGCCTCCAGGAACTTCGCCCAGTTCTTGGGGCCGACGCCTGCATCCAGAGCCCGCTGATACCGCTTGTACTGGCCCTCCGTCAGATAGACGCTCAGGGCCGTTTCCTTTTCCGTCTTGGAACCCTTGCCGTTGACGATGGTGCTGAGAATCTCAGCCTCGTTGTCCGCGTCGTTGCCCCGCTTGAGTCCGCTGTAATACTGGGCCATCTCATTGGAGAGTCCGGCATTGACCAGGTTGTCGTAGCTCTTGGTCTCTGCAGTCAGCACGGTCTGATAGCCCATCTGCTCCACCAGAAGGTTCTCCTGGGCCGTGGTGAATGCCGTGTGGCTCAGCCAGGTCTTGAAGGCCTCAGCCTTGTCCGTGGCATTGCCGTCGCCGTCCCGAATCTCCTTGTACTTCTCGTGAGCCCAGTACCACTCCTTGGCACTGATGCCGTAGGTCGCCGCGTCGAAAACCTCGTTGGCGTAGTGGGCGGAGTCGTCCAGCATCTCCTTGGCCTCATCGCTCAGCTTGGCATAGGGGCCTTTGCCATTGATCAGATTGTCGATAGTGTCCCAGTCTCTGTTTTTCTCAGCGGTCAGGTAGGCTTTCTTAATGCCAAGGAACGCCAGCGGGTCATCCAGCCCGGACACCTTGTCGTAGTCGGAGGTGTACTCGATGCCAAGGTCTTCCGCGATCTCCCGCTTCTTCTCGTCCTTGAGAAACTTCTCAAGCTCTTCCGTCGCGGCATCGCGTTCCTTCTTCGGCACGGTAATCCCCAGACTCTCGAATACGCTGTCCACGTCAAGGCTGCCCTCGAAGTCATCCTTGATCTTGCCATACTCGTAGTCAACCTTCGCCTTGCCCAAGACCTTCTCGGCGTCCTCGTCGCTCTTCCCGGCATAGGTCTTCATCCAATTGAGCGCGATCACGTCTTCGATCTTGCCCTCGGCGTAGGCTTTGCTGATGGCGTTGGCGATCTGCTTTTCAAAGCCCTTCTCGCCCAGCGAGACCATCAGGGCCGTGGCGGCTTCCGTCCGGTTGTGCCGCATCAGCTCCATGGCATGCTCGACCGTGTACTTGGCTTTCTCCTCGTCGCTCTTGCCGAAGTACTGGCTGGCCAGCGCCACCGCGTCATCCACATCTCTAGGGTTGTTGCCGCTCAGGTCCATCGAATACATAAACACCGTATTCATGATGTTATAAGCATTACCCAGCGGGATGCCGAGAGCGGAGGCCAGACTGGTAGCCGCAGCCTTGGCGTTCTTCAGCGACGGGTTGGTCGTCACATTCATCATGGCCTCGATGGCGTCATTGACAAGGCCGGTGGTGTTCTCGGAGATGCCGTAGAACTCGCTGGTCTTCTCGATCTGCCCGCCGGTGACCTTGTTGGCAACGCCGGACGCGGTGTCGATCAGAATCGCCGAGGCGTAGTCGCCGAACCAGGCGATACCGGCCATGCTCTCCAGGAATTCCATCCCGGCGCTCTGCGCGACCTTGTACCAATTGACCTCGCCGTCCTCGTCGGTGAATTTCTTCTTCTTGTGAAGCGCCATCTTCACCGCCGTGCCGATCAGGGAGAACAGGGCGTTTGCGGTCACCACACCGGCTACGGTCGCACTCAGCTTCTTCGACGCCGCAGCCTTCTCGCCCTTGGAATAGTCCGCGCTCTTCATCGCAGCATCGTATTCCCTGGCAGCGAGATACAGCTGGTTGGCGTACTGGAAGGGCTGGGTCTTGAACATGGACAGGCTGCGGACAACCTCGTTGGTGGAACGCTGGATGGCAGACCGCGCCTGACTGGTGTAGATGGGGTTGGTCAGCAGCGTCGCCCGCTCAAAGCGTTTTGCCACCTCGTCATAGAAGGTCCCCGTGCCGGGCTTCAGGTTGGTGGTATCCGCTACCCAGTCCGCTGTGGCCATCAGGCCGCTGGCGACTGTCCGGTAGTCCATCATGTTGATCCAGTTCATTCCGGACGGCATCCGGCCCAGCACCTGACGGAATAGGCCCCGGTTGCTGTCCATGGCCTCGCCCATCTCGATGATGTTATAGCCGGACTGGCGGGAACGGAGCACATTGGTCGCGCCGTTGACGCCCTGAACGGTCTTGTTCTTGCTGAAGTAGCTGGCAGGCATCAGCATGCCGTATGCATGCCTGGCCAGGTACCTCATGGGGATTTCTCCGGCATAGCCGAAGTAGGACGGCGTCTGCTTCAGGGCAACGCCCGGGTTGATCAGCAGAGCGCTCTGAGCCAGGTTCCCACGCAGGGTGCGCAGGGCACTGTTCATCACGTCGCCCTTTGCCCCGCGCTGATTGTTCAGGTCAGCGACGTAGTCCTTCAGCCACTTGGCGTTGTACTGGTCCATCTTGCCGACCGTGCTGCTCAGGGTGTCGGTGTTTGCGTTTCTGCCACCGGCGTAGCAGGCGGTGTCCAACAGCTCCAGCTTGTGCGACAGCTCCCGGAACGCTACATAGTCCGAGAACTGAGTGATATAGCGGTTTGCAGCCTCTGTAAAGGGGATAGCCCGAAGTCCGCCGCTGGGGCCGGAACGCTGCTGGAAGATGCTTCTGTCTTCCAGAGCAGTCGGCGCAAGAGCCTCAGAAGAAAGGCTGCCGCCATGACCGCAGATCATCAGCGACCAGTAGTCCTTCCCGCCCCTGGCGACGTCCTCACCAATTACCTTCTGGGAAACCTGGTTGATTTCCTTAGCGGCATACGCGACCATCTCACGTGAGGCACTGTAGAACTGTCCGCCGATTCCTTTCCCGGAGAAGTAGCTGTGCAGCTCGTCTCGCAGCTCCTCCAGCTCCTTCTTGGCCAGCCGCGTGGCTTCCTCCTGAATCTGCGTCCAGGATGGTTTCTCACCGTTCTCGTAGTTCCCTCGCTTATACAGATCGTCCTCTGCTTCTTTGAGGTGCTTCTCTACATAGTTGATCTGGCCGAATGCACCTTCGTTGCTGCCAAGCTCGCTGTTGTCGCCTTTGCGCTTGTAGTAGTCCGTCTCGTTCGTGGGGACGTACAGGCCACCCTCCAGAATGTGGGCGATGCCGTCCGGGTCTTCCAGCAGCTTCAGCACGTTCAGGGAGAGGTTCTCGCTCCAGCCGGTGATGTCGCACTTGGTCTTGCCGTTGGCAAAGTCTCTGACCTTCGGATCTTTCATCACCGCGTCGAAGAACTTGTGCGCCTCCATGAAGACGTTGATCTTACGGATGATGCTTTCGTTGTGCTGCTCCGCCAGCGCATAGGTCTCCTTGCTGGCTTTACGGTCTGCGCCGCCCCAGTCCTTGATCATGACGTCCGGTCGAAGCATGGACTTGAGGTAGGTGCTGCCCAGACGCTTGGCCTTGCCGCCTCTGTTGCTCCTGCCGTTCCGTCTGATCTCGTCGTTCATCTCGATCCTGGTTGCCAGGGTCTTCATCCGATCAGTCAGGCTGAATTCCATCAGATGCAGAGCATTCCGGAAAGCCTCCTGATAGGCAGCCTTTTGCTTCTCTTGCGGCAGCAAAGCGTACTGCTTCGCAGCTTCCCGGCAGGCGTCGATGGCCTTCTGCACGTTCTCGTCGTGGAAATAGTCGTCGTGCAGGGTCTTCTTGTCTCCAAGGGTCTCATAGGCAGTGAACAGCTGCTCCGGTGTTGCCTCGCCCTTCGTCATGCTCTCCATGGCGTTTGTGACAGCCTTGATAGCCTGAACGTAATCAGTCTTCAGCTTACTGACCTTTTCCACTTCTCCGCTGGAACGGTCGATCTTTGCGTCCGTCAGATTGTCATCATAGACGCCGCTCAGCCGGGAAGCAGTCTCGCTCAGGGTGCCGCTCATGCCCTCACCTAGGTCGATGTCCGCGTCATAGACGCTGCCCTGATCGGCGGCGTTATACAGACGCTGAACGTCAGGAGAATCCGGGGTAGGAGTCTGCGCTTCGCCGGAGGGCTTCGTCGCTTCACCTTCGGGGAACTGGTAGCCCAGCTCCTCCAGTTTTCGCCTCGACTCCTCGTACTGTTCCAGCAACTCCCGCTCTTCCTGCATCTTGCCAAGGAGCCGCTCACCCTCTTTGCGTTCTTCTGCACTCGGCCATCTCTCGCTGGAGCCCTTGGGCTTTTCGGTTGTGGTTTCGTTGCTTTCGGCTTCTGTGGCCCTTTCTTCCGAGCCGAAGTAGAAGGGAAGATCGTCGTCTTCGCCCTCTTTGGCCTGATCGGCAACTTGGTCTTCCTTGCTGGTACTGCCCTTTTTCTCCGTTGCATCAGCCTGCTCGCCTGTCTGCAAGGTCTGATCAGACTTGTCAGTCGGGCGGTTGTTGCCGAGGCCGAGCTTGTCCAGCGTGGCGCCCGTGTCCGCTTGAGCGGGCGATGCATTGGCGGCCAGGCTGGCTGGCGTGAACTTTTTCTCCGTGCCGTCAGCAAACTTAACCGTCGCCATGCCCTTCTCGACGGACGTTACCGCGCCTTCGCCCCATTTTGTGTGCTTAATGCGAAGACCGGGCTTGACGTCAGAGGCAGAGAGGCCGGTACTCTTCGGAGGGCTGGGAGGCGAAACTTTGTGAGTCTGCTTCTTCGGAGCGGTGTCAGGCTGCCAGCCGTCCCGGCGTTTGGCTTCCTCCTGGAGAGCTGTCGGGACACTTCGGCCAACATGCTCAGGCGGTTCTTCTCGGGTCGACATCTTGCGCGGTCTGGCCAGTAGATCAGCTTCGCTTTCCCGGCCCTCTTTGCTATTGACCAGGCGATTCGTGAGCTCGTTCTCGTCTTTTTCTCTTGCGGCGATATCTTCCACGTAGCTGCTGGAGCTGCCGGAGCGCACAACCTCTCCGTCAATATTGACGTAATATTGAGCGCTCGGGTAAATCTCGTTCAGGACATCAGCTCTGGTCTGCGCGGGAACGCCAGCAAATTCGTCTTCGCCGTTTGCATACCGCTCCGCCTCTCGTCGGTCTTCGGCAAACGACTCGGCAAGCGCCTGCACTTCAGGGCTGCTGTAGTGTCTGGTGGCATTGCCGTCATCGTTTTCCAAAGAACTCAGATAGTCTTCGCGGTCGTTCGCTTCACGTTCTTCCGAACTCAGTCTCTGCTCCGCTGCCAGGCGAGCCTTCCGCTCCGCTTCTTTTTTCCTCTGCTGAGTCTCCTTCTCCCTTTGCTCCCGCTCTGTGCTTTCCTTGTGCCCGGGTTCTGTGCGATTACTGCCAAGACCGAGCTGGTTTAGCGTCTCTTCCGTGCTGACCTGGCCATCTTTTCGCTCTGTCGTAACCTCTTCGCCTTCAGCATCGCCGTTAAACACTTCAGAATCGCCCTCTGTTGATTTTTGGGTATCGGCTGGTACACTTTCATCAACCTGAGCTTCCTGCGATTCTGGGGCATTCTGAGAGGCTTCCTGAGAAGCGTCCCTTTTCTGCTGGTCTGCCCGCTCTCTGGCTTCGGCACGTTCCTCGCCACGAGTGTTGCGGGGAGTGATAGTCTGGCTGTCCTCAGCCTGCGGTGCTCCCTGCACAGTCTGCCCCTGCGTAAGGTATCCGCCATCGGGTACGGCCACGTTCTCGCCAGCACCGCTGGGGCGGGCAGGAGCTTCAGTCGGCGCAGGCTCTTCTGCCGCAGCGTCTCTCCGGGCAGCGGCTTCTGCCTCTCGGGCTTCCGCACGTTCTTCACCTCGGGTGTTCCGTGCTGTGGTCTCTGTCGGGCTGCCGTTGTTGCGGCTCAGGTCAACGCCCAGCACGTCGGAAATTGCCACGTCCAGCTGTGTGCCCTTGCTCAGCATATTGGCAATGTCGGCGATCTGCTGGTCACTCAGGTTGATCCCAGCCTCTCTGGCTGCGGCTCGTACCGCCTCCTGCTGGTTGATGGCGGTAGGACCACCGTTGACGATGTTGGATGCACCCTGATAAGCGTACTGGCCAGCTGTCTGTGCGCCGATCGTGAGAGCGGTTTCGAGGGCCGTGTTCTTGGCGGTGTCCAGGATGCTTCCGATGTTGAGAATGGAGTTGGGGTTGTCCTGATCGAGCCAGGAGACATCCTTGTAGCTGCTCTTGAGACCTTCTTCGAAAAAGCGCTGCAGCTCTTCTTCGCCGACCTCACCCACGATGGACTTTGCATAGTCCATGGCAGCTTCTTTGAAACCTGCACCGTTCTTCATGGCGTCGGTGATCTGCTTGGGCAAGGCTTCCATGCCGCCTGCGGCTTCGTCTGCGCCGCCGACCTCAATCATGGCGTTGTAGAAGCTGTTGACTGTAGCATAGAGTGTGGCTTCAACAGGAGTGGCGCCTTCCTTCAGAGCGTCTTCATAGCTCGGGCCGAAGGTGCTTGCCATACTGTACTGGGCAGCAGGTGCGGAGGCGAAGGTCTTCAGCCCATTAGCAGCCATCATCTGGAAGGACTGGAGGCCGGAAGACTGCGCAAGGGCGGACGTGTAATTCAGCCCGGCGGTGGCAGCCGAGCCGGTCGCAGCAAGTCCTGCTGCGGGCAGGGCCATCAGGTTGATCACGATGAAGGGGGCGCTCATGCCGATGCTGTCCGCGTGCTGCGCAATCTCTCTGCCAAGATCATTGCCGTAGGTTCGCGAATAGCTGGAGTTTCTGCGATAGTCCAGCCAGGCCTGCTGCGCCTTATTCATCTCGGTAAGGAAGTTTGCTCCCTTCGGGGCCGCTCCGGCTGTGAAAATCTTATAGGGGATGGAGTTCTCGCCGCCGAGCCAGTCCAATGCGCGGGTTATATTATGGCCCGTTGCGTCCAGGAAGCCTGTGGAGAGGTTGCTCCCGATCTCACGCATGAAGTCAACGTCGGACTCAAAGTTCTTTACCGTAGTCTCAAGCGATGGGATGAGCGAACCTTCCAGCTCCATGAGCCGTGCTTCATCTTCCGCGCTCCATTCACCCTGCCTGGTGGTGTAATAGGCGTTGGATCGGGCCATCAACTCAGCGTGTTCAGTTCTGAGCTTCTCCAAGTCCTCCTGAGCAGTGTAGTACTGCTGAGCCTGGACATATCGGGCAGGGGACGGGGCCCCGGCTCTTCTTGCAGCATCCTGAACGTCAGGGTCTTGCGCTGCCAAGACGGCCTCGTTGAAGCTGAGGTATTTGCCGTCGGCAAGTCTTCTCGCAGCTTCCTCCGGCGTCTGAGCAGTCTGTGCATCGCCAGCTTTGGCTGCGGCTTCTCTCTGCGAGGCCATGGCGTTATTCCTTGCCGCGCTGTAAGCTGCCGCTTCGGAGGCGGAGCCCTCCTGCTCGGCGTTCATCTGGATAGCCTTATCGGCCTCTCTGTCTGCCTGTTCCTGGGCTTCTTCCCTTGCCCATTCCTTTTCCATCCCCGCCCGGCGGATGGTTTCCTGCTCCTCCAGCCAGCCGTCCAGAGCGTCCTGTCTGGCCTGGGCAGCTTCCCGCTCAGCCCTCCTGGCGTCTCTGGGAGAAACCGCCTCTTCCTGCTTGCGCTGTGCGCTGTAGGCACTGGCTTCCGCGTAGGCGTTGTCCTGCTCCTGATCCGCCTTGCGTCTGGCGGAGTAAGCTGCTGCCTCAGAGGCAGAGCTTTCCTGTTCCAGGTCAGCCCGCCGCTTTTTCTCCTCGTCTCTGCGCTTCGCGTCGATACCGAGGGACTTCCAGACAGGAGCCATAAGGTCTGCGCGAATCTGCAGGGGAGCGGTGCTGTTCTGAGAAGCGGAATTGCCCGCAAGGGCGCCATAGCCCATGCGGGTACTTCCGTTGTTCTGTGTGTTGTTCCGGTTGCCGAGGCCGAGGGTGTTGAAGAGGCCGGATAGGGGCTCCGGCCTGTTCACCGCAGGCGTTACACGCGGGCTGGCAACAGAGCCGGTGCTGCGGTTGGTGTCCTGCTGCTCGCTCTGCTGCTGACGCCGCCTGCGCTCGTCCTCTCTTTTTCTGGCGTTATATGCGTTTGCCATAAGCAGTCACCTTACTTTACAGTCCGGGTCGCACCGGATTTCGGGAACGAGCTGTAGAGGGTGTCCATCAGCCGGTTGTACGGTTCATTCCAATAGCCCGTGTTGCCGGTGCTGTTGGTTGAACTGCCAGCCCTCTTGGACGGGCCCATGTACTTGGTCGTTTGAGTAGTGGAGTCGCTCTTATCCGAGGTGTCGTCGTTGTTTCCGCCACCGCCGCCGCCGTAACCGCCGTAGTCGGGTTCATAGCCGGGTGCGTACTTGCCGGTCATCTTGTGGTACTGATTGGCGTTGATCGCTCCGGTGTTGTAGGCGAGGAGCGGGTTTTGGGCGATCCACACCTGGCGCATGTTGTTGATGGTCTGCTGGTCGTAGCCAAGCGCAGAGAAGCCGGAGAAGTCGCCGTAGCTTGCCCGCAGCTGGGCCTGCTGCAAATCCCGGTTGTACTGCTGCTCCTGGGCCTCCAGAATCGCAGCCTGGCGCTGGGCCTCGATGTCAGCAATGGTAGTGGCCCGCTTGGTGTTGTAGGCGGACGTCAGGTTGTTGATGTCCCGGTTGGCCTCAGCGATAGCTCCGGCCTGGGCCGTCCGCAGCCTGCCGTAGTTCTGGTTCCAGGCGTTGTTCAGGGCCAGCCGCTGCTGGCTTCCCGCGCCGGTGTTGATGCCGTTGGCTGCCGCCTGCTCGTTCAGGTTTCTCCGGTTGCGCTCGTACTGCGCAGCCATGTCGTTGGCCTGCGTCTGATACTGGCCCGGCAGCTTATCCCTCGCCGCAGTGGCGTTGGACAGATTCAGGTTGTAAGCCTCCTCCAGTGCGCCCAGGGCCGCCTTCGACCGCTGATCGTACATGGAGTTGATGGCGTTGGTAGTGTCCTGAAGATAGTTCTGGTAGTTCCAAGCCGCCCCCGGCCCCTGGGTGGAGGCGACGCCGTTGGCGCCGCCCATGCCTTCCAGGTTCATGTTAGAGATCTGGGTGCTGTTTGGACCGTCGTTAAGTGCGGGCTGCACATTGCTGGCAGCCGGTGCGCCCTGTCTGGTCTGTAGAATTTCCTGTGCGGGCATTTCCGTCCCTCCCGTTTACTTGAACGCTTCGATGCCGCCCACGCCAACTACGTTCACATTCAGTGTCTGTTCCTTGTCCTTCTCCAGCCTCGCCCCATAGCCTCCGTTGATCAGCTCCTTCAGGGCGTTGTAGCAGCCCTGGGTTCGCTTGTTGTCGCTGGTCATGGTGCGGGCGAGAAAGCATTCTCTCCGGCGTCTGCCATAGGCAAAGGCCTTCTTGAAACCGTCGTAGTTGGGGTTGTTCGTGTCCTGCATCCGCTCGATGTCCTCGTCCTCAAGCCCCAGCCACAGCATCATCCCGGCAAAGTCTGGGAAGACGTTCTCCGCCTCACAGGCGTCGCAGTACTTCTTCGTCCAGGTCTTCAGCTGTTCCGGCGTCTCGATGGTGGGCGGCCTGCCGATTCTCTCCATTACGCCCGCCATGCTCAGCCGTCCTTCCTGCTCTGAAGAAGCTCAACCAGGAAGGTCTTCAGCGCACTCAGGCCTGCCATCGCAGCGCCCAGCAGGGCAGCCTTCCAGGCAGCGCCGTCCATGCCCACCGAGAAGGTGGCGGGCAGGCCCACCAGAAAGCCCTCAGCGAAAGTCCACAGCGCTCTCTCCAGAATGTTCAGCCAGTCGATCTTTTTCATGTTTTGTGTGCCTCCTCATTCAGGTGCTTCTCAATCTTGTTGATTGCTTCCGTCACCGGGCCGTTGCAGCCCTGCTCCTTCAAGCCCTTCAGGCAGGCAAGAACGCCGTAGGTCAGCAGCGTCTGCTCCTCCTTGATGGACTTGATCTCCCGTTCCTGTTTCTCTTGTCGTTCAAACCAGCCGAACAGTTTCTTCAGATAGCTCACGACCGCAACAACCGCTCCGATAATGGCAGCTGCCGCTGTGACAGACTGCCATGTCAATGTGATATGCATTATGGCATCACCCCCAGCAAACTATTCCAGGTCTCCGGCCCGATCACACCGTCCACGGTAAGCCCTCGGCTCCGCTGATAGCGTCTGACTCCGTCCTCGGTGTCCGGGCCGAATTCTCCGTCAGCGCCCCATGGCCCGCAGCGCCAGCCCCTGCCGATGAGCAGCATCTGGGCCGCCCGGACGATCTCGCTCACGTCGCCCCGCCGCAGCGTCCGCAGGTGTACCGGGAAGCCCGGGACCGCAGGAACGTCTTCCGCCGGTGTCTCCGGCTCGTCCTCCGCCGCCTCAGCGGGTTCCTCCGCCTTCTCCACAAGCTCCCATCTGGGTCTGCCATAACCGGCAATGCGCGGCGAGTTCAGAGGATACGTGTTTCGAGCCACCATGTCGCCCGAATTGCCTTCTACCGTCGTGATCGCGCCCATGCCAACCGAGGTCACGATCCCCGTGTGGTTAATCGCGCCGTTGACCACGAAGAACACCACGTCCCCAACCTGGGGGTTCACGTTCCAGCGCCCGGCCTGCTTGAAGTTGCCCGCCCCGGCAGAGCACAGCGGGATGGACGTTGGCCGGGAGGAGCACTGCAGCTCCAGGGCCGTGTCCACGCCGAAGCACTCCACGAAGGCGCACAGCACAAACTCCCCGCACCAGGGCTGATTCTGCTTCGGCCCCCAGGTCAGGTTGTCGATTTTGTCCAGCTTGTCCGCGTACTTATTCCAGTTGTTCGCGCCCTCGCGGTAGCCGACCTGCGAATTACACCAGGCCACCAGTTTCTGCTTCGCCTCATCTATGGTCATTGTTTCACCTCCATGAGGTTTTTAATGGCGGTTGTAAAACATCCCCGGCAGAGCGCCGATAGACTGTAACTGAGCCGCCGCAGTTTGTGACTTAAAGTGCCATTTTAGTTTAGTGTTAGTGACATATTCTTAACTTCAAGCGCACCCGAAAGCCTTAAATAAATGCCACAGATTTTGTCTCCCATTCCCGAATAAACAGAGTCAAATTCAGTTTCATTTGCATTTGGAATTGTAAACGTCAATGTTACTGTTGCCCAAGTTCCACTATCGGGATAAGCTGTCGCAAGAATATGTCCATTGTCATTAAGCCTATAGGACGGGTCGTTATTCTTAAGGCTGTAAACAATAACATACTGTGAAGAAGCGTTGTTCTTTACATCCATCTTCAGCGTGAGCTTGCCTGTCGGAATCCCATAATGGTCGATATAGACCTCACCCGTTGTTTTTAATACTGGAGTTCCGTCCGAGTCATATACTACTTCACAGCTACCCGCTACACCATCGGGAGCAGACGGAATGTTTGAGGCATTCGGATATGCTTTCTTGATGCTGTTCTCGAAATTCGGATTGTACAACAGGTTTCCATTTCTGATTGGATGATTGAAGCAGATGTCATTTGCTTGTGACTTGGTAATAACCTCAATGTTATTGACCTTGCAAAATTTGAGGAGTTCATCAAACCAAGTTTTCATTGAATAGCTGTTATCTGAATCAATAACCTCACCTCTGATTATTCCACTTGCAGTTACATTTCGGAGTGAATCAATAAAGGTCTTGAATGTTCCCTGCGCTTCATACATTTGCTGACCTTTAGGTGCATTCCCACTAAAGAAAGATGCGGGATACTGACTTGAAATATCCGAATACACAACCACTCTGTTTGTCGGATAAGCAATGCCGTTCTTTCTTGACAGGTTTGCGTTAATTATGAATTGCTTGTTTATCATGTGCTCAGAACCACCGTCCAACCGTCCGGGGTAGTTGAAATCATGAGTATATAAATAGCCAAATTGTTCAAGCACTTCTGCAAAACTTCTGGTTTCTCCAGTCAAGGAAGATGTGAACCGAGCGTTCATATTGAACAGCTTTTCATGGTCGGTATCGTAGTATTTCTTTGAATCATACAAAAGGCCATAATTGAAGCCGTTTGTTCCGGGCAGCGACCAGCACTTGAAATTAAACGCAAGCCCAAATTGATCCTTGTAATACATCTGCACGATTGTGAGGATTCTTTCCCAAACTTCATGGTTTTCGGAAGTTTCGCATCCTGTAAAAATGCCGCCAGTATATTTCCCTGTTTCTGAATCATAGCTTCCGGCAGAAGTCCCTGTTGTACCAAGATATTTGTTAGAAAGCGAATCAATCAGGGGTGCGAATGTATCATTTTTCATAACGCTGAAGCAATCACGGATTGTCTGGCATTGCGCGTCCGTCAATTCTCCCCAGTTCGCAGTAACGGGACATCCGCTTATGCTAACTGCGGATGTTAGTATAAGTCCAAAAGCGTTTTTTCCTGATCCAGCATCGTCTCGCATCATTGCATTTGTCGGGTAAGGCGTTTGACTTCCATCTGCTGAGGATGGATTCTGACCATTGAAATTCGCGTTTGTATATGGGAAAGCATAATGCAGAAGTGTATGGTCTCCGATTTCGTGGCAATTATTTATAACTGTTCCTATATAATCCTGCTCGGTAATTGTGCCATCATTACCAGTTGCCACCTTGTTAAAAGTTGCATTCGCACGATATTTATTGAATATTGGAATAATGCTCTCGAAATCACTTGCTCTGAAATCGTCAAAACCGATTGCCAAGTATCTCTTTTGTGGAGTCACTTCTCCCGTATAAAGAAGTTCATTTTTAGCATATTTAGATATAAATTCTACTGCGGTTTCATTTCCAACATTGGCATTTTCATTAGCAGAAAGATACTTCTGTGCTTTCTCTACCGATTCATTAGCTATTTCCGCATAGGCTGAAGTTGTAGAGACTACCGATATTCTTGTTGAAAAACGTGCGTACCCATCGCTCGGTGCTTTTATATACTGAATTCCGTTGAATCTTTCATAGCGATTAAGGTACGCTTTACTTTCGTCATACCATGCTATTGCGGCTTCATTTGTGCCAACGGCACATAAATTGAGTTTCAAAATTTGTCCTTTGCGAACTGGATAATACCTTTCTGTGGCAGCAAGCCCGCTTGCATTACCTAAATCTCCACTGTTAGAATTAAGATATTTACTACTAACCCATTCAAGATTGAATTTGCCAGTTTCTATAAAATCTATTGCTTCCGATTGGTTGCTTCTAATCGTCAATTCTGCATATATGTCGGAAGGCATAATATCACCGGAAGGACTTTTGAAATCAATAGCAAACATATATCCGGAATATTGTTTGGAAAATTCAGATATATTAAACTCTTTTATTGTCAATCCTGAATTGTATGTTGTGCTAAATTGTGTGCCATCCCATGTCCCAACATAAACGCCTGTTATATTGTTGTATGCAACCAACCACATATTTGATGTAGTTGTTTTAACAATAGAATCTTTGTTGATAAATTTATTTGTTCTGCACCATGACGCACTATCAACAGGTTCGCCATCTACAACAGCCCAATATCCCTGCTCAACATTGATAATACTGGCATAGTTCTGCACTAATGCGCTCTTTACGTCATTAACCTCTTCGGTCAATGCGGTGTAGTCTTCCGGGATCGATTCCCTCGCCGCAGCTGCCGCTGCCGCAATGGCTGCCTGCTGGGTGCTGCTCTCCGTCTGGATCGCCTGCACCTGGGTTGAGCCCTCCGTGTTGACCGCTTCCGTCTGGGTTTCCCCGGCCTCAGTAATGGCCTCCAGGTTGTCGTCGATGACGCCTTTTGCGTAGGTGGCCTTCTCCAAAGCCTCCATGGCCATAAGCTGAATCTGCGCCACTACGTCCGGAGACGGGGTTGCCTCCTCTTCCTCTCCGGGGCTGCGCTTGATCTTTCCCGCTGAAGCCCACAGGGTGGGGATGACGATGTTCCCCTGGGCGTTCTTGCCGACGACGCCCACGTACAGCTTGTACCCGGGCTCCGCCATGGATTCCGCCGGGACGGTCACCGTATCACCGGCGACGACAACCGCCTTGGTGGTACTGCCCAGGAAGTAGGCAGTGATGGCCAGCCCGTCCCACTCGCTGGAGAAGCTGAACTGGCATTCAAGGCCAACCCGGCCAGCTGTCAGGGTCTCCGTCTCCGTGAGGGTGATGGCCACGTTCGTAACATTGCATTTGATCATGTTGTCCTCCTTATGCCGTCCGCTTCCAGACGTACACCGCCAGATAGGGCGGCATGTTTTCGTGGGCCTGTCCGCTGCCCAGGTTTTCCGTGTTGATGGCTGCCACGCCGTTGGGGCCGTAGGTGGCAATGGGCCACTGGCTGCCGCCCGCCGCGTTGGATGCGTAGAGCTTCACGGGGTAGTCGGTGCCGTTATAGTTGGTGGTCAGGCCTACGCCCTCCGCAGGCAGCTCCGCCTTCGTCAGGGTGTGCGTGGCCTCGCCGCCGGTGTCGCCTGCCGTATAGGTCACCGTCGTGCCGTTCGGGTCGCTTGCCGCCAGCAGAAAGCAGTCCGTGATCCGCGCCCAGATTCCCCCGAAGAGGTTGCCCGGGTCTGTACCCGAGACGCTCAGGTAGATGCTCCCCACCGGATACACCTTATCCAGCCATCTGGTGGCGCCGAAGTAGATGCTCCAGGTGTCCGGCAGTTCCAAGGCCTCTGTGTGCTCCGGGGCTTTGCCAAAGCCTACTGCCGTGGCATTGTAGTTGAACTTCATGGCCCACTTCCGGGTGTTCACCCGGGTGAGGACCGTCCCCGTGCCGCCAACCGTGTCCGTTACCTGAATCTTGATCTCGAAGCTGGTGTCCGGGTTATAGCCTCCGTCGATCCGGGCTGTGCCCGGCGTCAGAGGCAAGCCACTGCCGGAATAGTCGCTACCCAGGGTTCGGAACCAGTAGCGCAGCGTTGGGGTGTTCAGCCCGTTGATGTCGCTCACTGAGGCCGTGGCGGTGATGGAGAGGTAGTTGCCGCCCTCCGCCGCCGTCCCGCTGCCGTCGCAGCGGAAGACCGTGTAACTGGCCACCGCGGGGTCTGTATAGGGGTAGGGGGTCACCGTCACCGTCTCCGTCACGGAAAAGCCCCGGCTGTCCGTGGCTGTCGCGGTGAAAACCGTCTCCCCGGTAAGAATGCCGCTGTCTGTCGTGGGCGTTGCCGCTGAGACGTCGGCGCTGTATGCTGTCGTCCCTGCGCTCACCTTTAGCTCCGCAAGGGTTGCTCCGCCTACGAAACTGATCTTCATTTTGTCGAAGGTGAACCGGGCTCTGCTGATATCCTGGATATACTCTGCGATGGTGCTGCCCCTGCTCTGGTTGTAAGGGGCGTTGCTCACCCAGCCGGTCGCCGCTGTTGGGGCGGCGTCGCTCTCCTTGAAGCTCAGCTGGATGGTCGTGCTATCCGTTCCCACCGAAGTGTCCCCGTTGAAGGTCTCAGCCGTGATGGTGACGGAGACGTCCTTCTTGTTCGTGATCTGACTGAGATAGTCCGCTGCCGCCGGTGCCCAGGTCACAGTGGGGTAATCCGTCGTCTTGGTCGCAATAGTGACGCTGATGCTCCCGTCCACCGTAGCTGTCAGGGTGTGGGTATAGCTGCTCGTCTGCCGGTTCAGCGTGATCTCCACCGGCTCTCCGAACTGTCCGTCCTGGGCTGTCACCGTGGTGGCCTGTGCATACCTGCCGCTCAGGGTGACTGCGTTTCCGGTCAGCCCCTCGATATACCAGTTGCAGTAGAGATTCCTGCTGTCCGGGAAGATAAACAAATAGTAGGTGGTGTTGGGCAGCAGATTCTGGGTGATGCGGGCATGCATGTACCCCGGGTCTCCGGCGTAGTAGTCGCTGATTGCCTTACCGGCACTGCCCGCGTAGCCGTTGTAGGCTGTGGCGCTGGTGCTGATAGCACAGCGGAAATGGCCCTGCGTCGCGTAGCCGCTGCTGTCCTGGGGCTCCTCCAGCCAGAAGTTTTTCGTTCTGAATTCGAGGGCTGTCGCTCCATCCGCCCCGGTGGTGAACCTGAAGCGAGCGGTCTTGGCCCCGCCAACATAGCCGATATATCCGGCTCCGCCGTTGTAATAAGGGGTTACGCTTGCCACTTAATTCCCTCCCAGATACCGGATGCCGAAGCCTCCTTCTGTCTCCATGATCCATTTGCCTGTGGCTTCCTGGCCGAACTGGGCGCTCTCTTCGATCTGGAGGTCGCCTACGTGGAGCATCCCGTCCACGCTGTTGTACCAGCCCAGCTTCTTTCCACCGCCCCAGAATTGCCAGCCGGTTGCTGTGTAAAAGGCGAAGCTCTCTCTCGTGTCCAGCTTATGGAAGACCCGGCCGAGCTCGTCGGTATAGGTCTCTGCGGTGGTGATCTTCCGGCTGCCGATGGCGATACCGATGTCCTCTTCGCCGGGGGTCCCACCCTCGCCCGGGATTGTGATGATACCTAGGGTGATCTGGCCCTCCAGGGTGCTGAGGTAATCCAGGCCGTCAGCCTGCAGGCTCTCGATCTTCTCCAACAGCTTGAAGAAGCCGCTCACTCCGGTGGCGTCTACCTCATAGCGGGTGGACCATTTCTGTACCACCTCGCCGATGCCGCTCAGAATCGCGTCAAGACTGGCGTTCAGGTCGAGAACGTAGCGGGTCATATCCGCTACTACGTCGCCCTCTTCCAGAACTCTGTCTCGCAGCTCCCGGGCGTCGGCAATGATCGCGTCGATCTCGCTCCGTTTGGGGATTTCGCCGCCAACCTCGTTTTCCAGAAGCCGCATGACCTTCGTCACGTTGCCCTGCAGCAGATACCGTATGGTGTTGTCGTTCCTCCAGTCGAGGGCCATGGTCTCACCTCACTACTTGGCGTATCCGGCAAAGCTCACCCGGACGTCCGCACCCACTACCGTGGGTGTGTTCCTGCCGTCCTCGCTCTTGAGGATCAGCTTCCAGGTCGTAAATTTCTTGGCCCGGAGCTTTGTCCGGGCAATATAGGGTTCCCGAGTTCCGGGGTTTCTGAGCTTGGAGGTATTGACGATCTTCTCGGTAAAGACCGCCTTCCGGTCGGTCTGCACCGTCACCGTCACCTGGCTTTCCGTCCCCGCCACCGGCTCGCTGGTGTCGTCCGGCTTCATGGCGATCCACAGCTGCGCCGCGTTTTTGCGGCGGTAGTCCTGCCCGAAGTCGATGCTGCCGCTCTCCCAGTAGGCTTCGATCTCTTCGCCGTCGTCGTCCAGATACTCTTCACTCAGTCTCCTGAGCTTTCCGTCGCTGCCGCCCAGGTACAGTTCTCCCTGGAACAGAGCGAAGCGCACCGCGTCAAGGCCGGTGTAAACCGTCCAGGCGTCGGCTGCATAGTTGTACACCAGCATCGTCCTGTTGTGGGCAATGTAATACTCCTGGTGGATGTTGTCGTCGAAGCACACGCAGTACTTCGGATCGAAGTCCTGTAGGGCTGTGTGAATCCGGTCGGAAATCCGGCTGGACTGCCGCTCGTCTGCCGACAGGCTGTTCGACCAGTAGGAGGGGTTCCTCCACTGATACAGCTCTCCGCCAAATAGAGTGAAGGGATCGTTGTTCACAAGCTCCACCTGCCCCGGCGCCTCATTGCCCATGCCCCGGTTCACCGGGGTGGAGTAGAAGGCCGGGATCATGCTGCCGTTATCCAGGGTGGTGATGCCGAAGCTGATGCTCCAGGCGCTGTCCAGCTTATAGCAGATCAGGGCCGAGTAGTGCCTCACCATGGCAGTGATCGGGGTGTTGGCGTCTCCCACGGCCACCTCGTTCTGGTCGGGGAAGTACTCCGCTGTGGGTTGGCCAAGATCGGTCATGCCGGAGTACAGAGCCTCGTTGCTGCCGTCTCCGTATAGGAACACTCTGGTGTCCTGAGTGCCAGAGTACAGCTCGCTGTACTTCATGGCCAGGATTTCACTTCGGAAGTCCGTGCTTACCTTGTACAGGACTTCGTAGCCGTTCGCTACCTGCTCGGGAGGCTCGGCGAAGGTCACCGTCCCAAGCTCCGCGTTGGTCGCGGCGGATACCACAAGCCCCGTTCTCAGGTCGGTCACCTTTTCGATGAGTTCGAGATTCTTCTCCGGCAGCTGGAAAGCCGTGCCGGTTCCGTCGGGGCTCAGCCAGGCCCGACGCCAGGGGCTGAGCTTGTTTACCTGCTCCAGAAGCTCACCGCCGCCTCCAACGCCGTCTACCATGGGCGGGATGACGTTTGCCACCACCGGGACGTAGCCTTCCACCTCGCTCAGGGTTTCGCCGTTCCAGACCATGTAGCTCTGGCCGTCGATGATGTACAGTTTCCCGGAGAAGCCGAACATCAGCACATGCCCCTGGGAAGTGGAGACCGGGCCGATGGTCGCAATCTCCAGCGCTCCGCTGGCGTTCTCGTAAATTTTGTACAGGAGGTTCCTGCAGGCTGCCACCATGACCTCTTCGCCGTTGACCCAGCCGCTCCACAGCCCAACGACCGGGTTGCTCTCATCGGTGGCATCTAGGTTGAAGAGGGCTCTGGTTCCGGGTCTGCGTTTCAGACAGCCCTCCCGGGTGATCTTCCAGTTGCGGATTTCAGAGGCTTCGCCCAGCTTCAGCCTTGTATCTCCGTCCGCGCACTGGTTCAGGCCCAGAAACTTCTTGACGGTGAAAATCTTCTCGTTGGTGCTTGCGCTGATAGTCGCCATCGCTCACACCTCCGTCATACCCATCGCCCGAAGTCGTTGTAGGGCCAGGGGTCGCCGTAACAGTCCTCGATGTCTGCGCTCATCTTGGGGATGCCTCGCTTCAGGCTGTCCTTCAGCTCATCGTACCGCTGCTGGAAGTAGCTAGCCGCGCTTGGATTCTCGTCCAGCACCAGATGCGCCGCAAGGCCGTAGGGGAGTACGGTGCGGCAGCAGTAGTCGTCCAGGTCGAGCGCTTCTGTCATGTTCTTGATCCAGCGGAAGATCGGGCGCTCATTCAGCTCGTCAATTTCGTAGGTGTCAGAGTAGGGATACAGCTCCGGCGCCAGGATGTTCAGGATCGAGAGAACCCGGTTTTTATACTCTGCGGTGTCGGAAGTATCCGCTGCGCCGTTGTCATCCAGCTCATCCATCAGGCTCATGGCCGATTCAAATATCTCCTGTGCGCTTGTCGCCATAGTTTCACCTCTCAGAGATCAGGGCGGGGTTGTGAGCCCCGCCCTTTTTCGTTGTCCGATTACGCCTCGGTGTAGACGTAGATGCCTTTGTTCTTGGTAGTCAGCACGAAGCAGTCGTGCAGCAGACGGCCCTGCACCATGGCGCCGTCCAGGATGTGGGTGTCGGTCAGGACACGGAAGGTCTGGATCTTCTTGGGGGCCAGCGCCACGCCGGTCTTGACGATCATGAACTTCACGGTTTTCAGGCTGGGAGTGCTGGTGGCAGACACGTCCACCTGGGGCATGTAGCTGTCGGGGACGATGCGAACCTGACACTTGTCAATCTTGCCGCATACGCCGTTGACGATGCTCTTCTCGCCCAGGGCGTCGATGCCAACGACCTGGTCGGCCAGCTTCAGCTTGATGGCCTCGCTGTAGCCGATGTACAGCACACGACCGGTATCGGGCACCAGCTGGTTGGACATGGCGGCGTTGCCGGTCATGATCTTCTCGATGATGTCCGTCTTGGACAGGGCGCCGGAGCCCTTGGTCAGACCGGAACCTGCAGCCAGAACGCTCAGGCGGTACCTGTCCACGGTGGGGATGACCACCTCATCGGTCTGGCGGCGCAGGATGCGGGAAGCGCTCTTGATCATCATCTGGCTCTCGTTGTTGCCGCGGTCGATGGTGCCGTTGAAGGAGATATCCTGCGTAACAGTCATCTCCTGGTAGGTGTCGCCGACCTCACTCAGGGTGCCGAAACGGCTGGAGCCGTCCACCTTGGTGCGGTCATAGTTCTGCATCGGCAGGGTGTCGATGCTGTAGGCGCGGACAGTCGCCACGCCGGTCCAGTCATAGTCCTGACTGAAAAGGCCCTCGGTGCAGGAGCCGATCTTGAAGCGCTCTACGACTTTCGGGCTTGCTTTGGTAGTAAGATTAATAGCCATTTTTACTCCTCCATGCCCCGCTTAGGGGCTGATGGTCAGGAGTCCCAGGCTTCGTCGAAAATGTCTCTTTTTACTGCCGCCCCAGCAGACTTTCGGGAGCCGGTGCTCCTTGACTTGTTCTGCTGTGATTGTTTCATCTGTGCGATCTCGGCCTTCAGCTGCCGGTTTTCATGCCGGGAATAGGCTCCGACCAGATCGCCGCCGTGGGCAAATGCGTCCTTCCACACTTCCTCCGGGATATCCTCGGCCTTCACATTGGGATAAGCATCCAGAAAGGCTTTGATGTGCTCCCGGTTCTGTGCCTCCTCGCTGGGTACGTCCGCTTTGGGAGCGGATTTCGCTTCCATGCTGGCTCTGGCTTTGATGACCGCGTCCATCTCGCTGAGGTTTTCGTCCTCCCGCATCAGGCGGTTGGCTCTGGTTCTCAGAACCAGCTCCTCGATGGACGTGCCTGCCAGGTCAGCAATCTCCTTGAGATAGGAGGCCTGAGTCTGAAGTGCGGAGTAGTCCTCCGGTACTTTGGGGTTGTCCTTGAAGGTGTCTCTTTCCTGGCGCACACGCTCATAGTCCATGCCCTTCTGCGCCAGGCTCTGCATCTCCTCCCGGGTGACCTTCTTTTCTTCTCCCATGTAGGTCAGCGTAAAGAGCTGGTCTTCCTCTCCCGCATCCTCCTGGGCCTCGGTCTCCGTCTCCGTCTGATCTCCGCTTTCCTGATCGCTGCCCTGATCCTCATCGGAAGCGGGTTCTTCGCTCTCCTCCGCTGCGGGTTCCTCTGCGGCGGTCTCTGCCTCTGCGGCAGGCTCCGTGTCGGTGTCGGCATCGTTCCACTCCTCGTCAAAGACCTGGAGATCGGCTTCGGTGACTTCGTCGCTGGTGAAGATGTTCTCGTTTTCGTCCATGCTGTTCCTTTCCGCCGCTGGTAGTCCGGCTGAAATGATTTATATTCCAAGAGCCGCTGGTAGTCCGGCTCTAAAGAACGCCTGCTGTGCTGTTGTCGTTGACGATCTTGCGCTGCATCGCGCTGTTCCCGGCTCCGGTAGGAATCTCCGGCTTGCCCGGAACAATGCTGGCTATGCTGCCGCCTGCAGCGCCCGGAGCTGCGCCCATACCGGGAGCGCCCGGCGGGGGTGCAACGCCCTGGGCTGCCATCTGCTCCCGCTTCTTCTCGGCCACCAGCGCCTGACGCTTGGGAATGTAGCCGTTGGGGATGCGTTCCAGATACTGAAGCGGCGTGATGTGGCCAAGCTGGAGCAGATTGTCCAGGGTCTGCATGGCCGCGATCTCGCTGTAGTAGCTGCTGGCTCCCGCGTCCAGACGCAGCATCATGGGCTGCTCTTTCAGAACGCTGAAGTCGAAGGGGAGTGCCTGGGTGTCCTGCACCGGCATACCGGCCAGGGTCATGGCCTCCTGGGTCTCCTGGGGCACTTCCATGTCCACGACCCGCTCCCCGTAGAAGTTGGCCATGAACTCCAGGTAGATGTAAAACTGATCCTCCACGCCACGGTAGATGTTCTGCTTGGTCAGCTCAGAGGGGGTAGAAGCCGCTCTCTGCAGGGCGATGATGGCGGAAGTGTTGTCCGGCCTCGCGTCGCCCATTGCCACGGCAGTCGCGCCAAGGGCGGTCTGGGTCTGGTCGATGGCTGCCTGGATGAACTCAAACACCTGGGGTGAGATCGGGGCCGGGTCGATGATCTTGGCGACGTTGTTGATGTCGCCGCCGTCCACGGCAATCGCGCCGCCTACCCGGTTGTCCCACTTGGTCACCAGATGCCGGTTGTAAACCACCTTGGGGAACGCGGTCTTCATCATGCTCAGCATGGACATGGCCCAGGCCTTGTTGATGAAAATCTGGTTGGGGATCAGGCCTGTGACCATCGCCTGACCGTGGTAGGAGTCCTGGATATAGTCCCAGTTGAGCCATACCAGCGGGTAGCGCCGGATGCCCAGGCTCCAGGGCTTGCGCACGGTCGCCGCCTGGGTGCTCTCATAGCCCCATATTTCCCCACTTTCCTCGTCCCGCCACAGAGTCAGCAGCACCGTGACCTTATCGTCGGTGTACTTTGCGCTGTCGATGGCCTGGTTGTCCTCGGTGTCCGGGCGGATGCTGTTCCACTCGCCGTTGCCGTCCTCCTTGGAGCGCTTGCGGACGTTCCGGCAGATTTCCCGGCGGGCGATGGTGATGTAGGGCTGGCTCTGCACGTCCCGGTCATTCGGATTGCCGAAAAAGACTCTGGTGTTGTCCAGAATCTCGGTTCTGGGCAGGCCGTGGACGCCTCTGCCAAGGTCTACGTCCTCGTCCCAGTAGGTGAACATGCAGCCGTCGCCGTCAGTGGCTGCGTTTCTGGCCCATTCCCGGACTTTGCCGGGCACGTCGTTGAACTTGGTCAGCAGCTCAAACTCCTCGTTGACGATTCGCACAGGCTCTGCCAGCTCTCCGGTGTTGGGCGTGTTCTCAAAGGCCTCGGCGTTGACCTTGATGTTGTCGGTAGTGATGGATGCGGTGATGAAGCCCACCACACGCTTGAGAATGTTGAACTGGGGAGTGGGCAAACCGTTGCTCTGAACGCCCTCCCACTGCTTGCCGACCACGAAATTGCGGTTGACACGCACGGTCTCCTCCAGATTCAGCTGGTTGTTGAACTTTCTGCCCCGGTCGTAGATTTCCCAGGCCTTGGCGGCGTCTGGCTGATCCTTTTCGCCGAACAGGCCAAGCGGCAATTCATCCATTGGTCTCGTCCTCCTTCTGCAGGAAGTCCAGATTCAGGCCGTAGCCCTTCAGTTCGTAGTTCATCAGGTTGTTGATGCCCTCTTCCCAGGCTTTACCGGCTTCCTTTTTCTGCTGCTCCTCCTCGGTCTGCTCCTGCTTCAGCTTGGTGACCGTGAGAGCGAGGCTGGCCAGCATGTCTTTCAGGCTTTTGTCCAGCCGATGCAGGGATACCAGGTCGTAAATCGCCAGGGCAAGGGCCAGAAGCCCGACACAAAGGTTCAAAATCTGCATGTTTTCACGCCTCCTAAAATTCCAGGTACTCCTCACTGGCCTCGCTGCCGCACATGAACTGCTCGTAGCTCTGCTCATCGTCGTCTTCCGGGATGGGCTTGTCCTTTTCCGGGGTTTCGGCGGAGCTTGCACGGCTGATGCAGTAGTATCGGACCATATCCACGCTGTGGGTGACCTCATGAGGCTCCTTGGCGCAGTCGTTGGGGTTCTTTTCGTCCGCCTGAATGTCCTTGATGTCCGAAATGACCCGCTCCAGCGTGTCAAAAAACATCAGGGCGGGCAGGCTTTCCGGCGGATCGTCCCCGAAAAGCTTCAGGACGAAGGGGTCTTTCAGCGGAATCGGCAGCATGGTGTTGGCCATAATCATGTGCCCCTGCACACGGTCGTTGCTGGCCTTCAGAATCGGCACCTGATACTCGAAAAACAGCTCCGCCATGGTTCTGGTGTCGTTTTTCAGCCGGTTCCACATGTCCGGCGGAGCGTAGGTAATGCGGATTTTCTCGTTCGGCAGGGTATGGCCCCGGATTTCCGCAGCCGCGTCCTGGATTTTCAGGTTCGGCTGCTCATATTCCCGGAAACACCAGCTTCTGCCGTCCTCGTCTACCGCAAACCAGCCCACGGCCAGCATATCCAGGCCGTAGTCAAAGGCCCGGTAGATCGGCCAGTGATCCGGTATGCGGAAGGGCTTGATGGTGTTCTGCTCCCCGAAGCCCTTGAAGTAGTTGCCGCCCAGGGCGTTCCAGTCACCGTCCCTGTGCGCCTTTCGGATGCTCTCCGGCAGCGCGGACAGCTGCTTGAGGTACTTTGGGCTGGACTTGAGCAGATGCGGGTTGTCATAGACCGTGGCGGGGATGAAGGTGTAGTCCTCCGGGTTCTCATTCTCCGCAGGATTGTCGGAGTTGGTTCGGAAGTTTCGGTCGATGAAAAGCCGCTTCACCCACCGATGTCCAACGCCGCCCGGGTTGCAGGTCAGGTACATCCGCTTCGGGAACTCGTTCACACCACGAACGCAGGTGGTCAGGTAGTTGAAGGCCCTCTCGCTCAGCTGCGTGGCCTCGTCAATGAAGATCACGTCGTACTCAACGCCCTGGTACTCGTTCTCCGCCTGCGGGCCGTCCCAGTGCCCGAACTTGATCGTGCTCCCGTTTTCAAACTTCATCCGTCGGGAGGTCTGGTTGTAGGTGTAAAGCTCCTGGGGAACCATCTTCAGGATCGGAAGAATCAGGTTCGCCTCCAGCTCAGGGTAGTGGCAGCGCACCATCAGAATCTGAATCCCCGGGTTGAACATCGCAAGCCCTACAGCCTTGACCCTGGCGATGTGGCTCTTGCCTCCACCCCTGGCCCCGCCATAGCAGACGAAGAAGGTGTGCGCGTCAAGGAACTGCTGCTGCTTCGGCGTCGCCGTGCCAAAGTCCAGCTCCAGCTTCTTCCGCTGGCTTGTCGTTGTCCGTCTCTTTGCCATTTCCGCCCCTTATTGCAAAAAGGGCTATGAGAGTCCCGGTCGTCCGGGCTCCCACAGCCCTAAAAGGTGTTTTCCAGATATGCCCAGTAAGTATTTTTCAGAGGCCGATCTGAAATCGGCCTCCCCCTGTTTTTCCGGTACCCCGGTCAGGGAGGCAGGGCCGCGCCACCAGACCCTGCCGGTTTCCGTTAGGCGCTCTGTGAGGTAGGGCGGTTCTCACAGGCCGATAGTGGCTTCCGCAGGACTCGAACCTGCGACAATGCGGGCCTTGATACCCGCCACTCTAACCAACTGAGTTAGGAAGCCATATGGCGATTTTCACGCCGCTGCTTGTTCCAGCCCACGAACCGACGGCCTCATGCCATAACCGTCAGTCCAGCAGCCTTGGGGCAGAAAGGAGGTGATGTACGCAATGGAATTCAAGTCGATGAATACATCCGTTCACTCCGCTCAACTCCAAAAATAAACGATAACCGGTCATTTTGTCAATGGCCGGTTTTTACGACTCTTGTTGGCTGCGGCAGGGGAAACCGGGGATTTTGAGACTAAACATATGGCGGATGTATATATACTCTCACGCGGCGTCCCCCTGCGTTTTCCGACACCCACCCCCGCCCCTCCCCCTCTACAAACCTTGCATCTTCTACGGCCCTCGCGCCCAGCAGGGGGCCGCCTTACTCGCGCCCCGCAGCAGGGCCGCAGCCCTGGGACTATCGCCTCTCACTCGCCGTGTGCTGGTCGTGAGTCTGGGGTGCAGGGTAGGGATGCTGCTTCCCGAAGGGTATATCTCTCCACCCATCAGCTTCACATACTGTTACCTATACATACAACAGTAACAATACACTGGTGGTGAGATACTGGTAGCAACAGTGTGAGGTATACAAAGAGGTAAGGTTACAACCACGAAAGGGGGTCAAAAGTCAAGGGGCTTTCGCTTCTTAAGATTTGCCGCTTGCGTGAGACGCGACAAATTTTAAGAAACGGTCCCCTTGACTTTCAACCTAGTCCCTTTCGTGGTTTGGGGTTCGGTGAAGTCAGTAGAGATACTGGCTTACATACTTTTCATTACCCGCCGCCCAGGGTTAAGGGCAGAAAGGTTTATCATGTCTAAGAACACCAACCTCAACTCCATCGTCAACTCCCTCGCCGATTCCGCCTTCGTTCCTGATTCCCGTGACGCAGGCGTCCGCGCTTCCAACCTCAGCCAGGAGACGAAGCTGCCGGAGAAGTGGGCCATCACTTCCATCGTTACTTACGTTCAGCACAACGATACTTGCGATAGTCTCTTCGCTTGCATCGACGCCATGGTTGAGAAGAAGGACAAGCACCTGCCCAATGGGGAGAACGAGGTCTACCTCGCTGGTTGTGAGCTCTGGCATAACAACGAGGACGGGCGTGAATTCCTCAAGCTCGTGCTCAAGAGCAAAGACAACGGCGCCGAGGAGAACGTAGCGCTCTTCCCGGGCAATGAGTACACTGACCGTTACGGGGTTGTCCACCCCGCAGGTCACAACTGGCTTGCTTTCGCGGAGGAAATCAAGGCACAGTACAACTCTCGCCACCTTCCGTACTCTTCCAAGGGCGGGTTCATGCAGCTGCTTCGGGCAATGCCTACCTACGGCTTCAAGACATGGATTCTCTACGACGGCAAGTACACCAACATGTACGTAACCGAGCGTAAATACCAGTACGCAGTTGACCGGCTGGCTCGGGAGAGCAAGAAGGGCAACCCGGTGAAAGAAGACGCGCCGGTAAAGAAGTCCACGACGAAGAAGTCCAAGCCGGTAGCGGATGACAAGCCTCCCTTCGACGTAGACAAGAAGTAAGCAAAGTCCATATATAGCACAAACCCCGAGGGCTTCGGCTCTCGGGGTTATTTTTTTGCTATTTCCTGTTCCTGCTCGATGAGCTGTTCCCGGTAATACTCATCGGACTCTGACAGCCTCTCTATCTCCCAGTCAGAGTACTTCGGTGCTCTTCCCGCTGGATAGTCGGGTGGTTCCAGAATCGCAGAAGGGTCAGCAGCATTCCGTGGCGAGAAAAAGAAAACCTTCCCCAGCTTTTCATATGGCTGAGAATACGTTTTCCCATTGTAGCGAACATAGAACCAGTTCGGGCCAGCACTCTCCACTTGAACAGCATCAACGATTCCGGTGTGTTTGTTTTTGTACCAGAGCCAAGTTCCTGGTTGAACATAATACATACAATCACCTGAGTTCATGAATGATATATCAATTCAACAATAACACAGTAGAAGAAAAAGAACAAGAAAGGAGAAGAAAAAATGAAAAAAAGAAACCTCTCGCGCAGTCCGTTCTGGCTTACAACCGGCTCAAAACGCCAACCGGGGCCCCTTCCCCAGTTGTGCGTTTTGACACAGTTGCAAGCCAGCCCGTCCAGCGCAAGTTGGATAAGTGTCGTAAGACAGAAATATACACAGAAAACATAGGAGGTTGCCATGAAAAGAGCATATGAGGATATCGCAAATACTTACAGCATTACCCCGCGCTACAAAGTTTACCGCATCAAGAAGGCTGGCAGAGATTGGTTTCAGGTTCCCGTGGGATATGCCAAGACCCTGGAAGAGGCTCAGAAGATTCTGGAGCAGGGCAGGCTTGCTGGCCTGCATCTGAACATTGCCAGAGCGTAAGGAGGTTTTGGGATGAACAGCTATTGCAAGAAATTTGAGGAGCTCCTCGAAAGTGCGAGGGAAGCGAAGCTTATAACCATGCGAGCTTATAGATGTTTCAAACTTTATTTGCCGCTTGATGACGAAGCCCTTGCCATGGAGCTTCTCGAAGAACTGAACGAAACAATCCATGCGGGGAACCGTCCGAATCTCATAATGCTCTATGACAAGTTCGATGATTATAAGTTTCTGTATCACGGTTTGAAAGACTACATAATGTCGAGGGACTTCTCCACAAGCGAATATATAAATCTCCTGCGAATCGAAATGGATGTGGCAGCAGAAACGAAAAAAGGCATGGTCTATTATGAAATCGACAAAGTTTTGAATGACGGAGATTGCTATAAACGCGTCCCCGTCACATTCGTAAAACCTGATGTTTACTGCCGTGCAGTTAAGCGCATTCAGAAAGAGTGCCCAGTGTCTTATTCGCATTTTTCCCGGTCTATGAGCTTCTTCGACAAGACTTATCCAGAAACTGAAGATTGAGGAGGTGATCGGTTATAAGCTCTGAAGAGATGGCCTGGTGGAATGAACAGGCTGCCATTGCCACACTGAACTTACTGTTCGTAAACGGAAACATAAACAGTGAATGCTGGGAAATTGCCAGCGATATTTGAAAGGAGATTTGAAAATGCTTAATCACATCAACATCATGGGTCGTATCGTTAAGGATTTTGAACTGCTGAAGACCGGCAACGGCAGGAGCTACTGCCACTTCCGCATCGCCTGCGACCGGGATCGCACCGGGCGTGATGGTGAGAAGATTACGGATTTCCTGGATGCCACCGCCTGGGGCAGCACTGCTGAGTTCATTCACAAGTATTTCGCCAAGGGTGATCCCATCCTGCTGGACGGCAACGTCTACACCACTTCCTGGAAGGATCGTAATGGAAACGCCAGATATGGCGTTGAGATCAACGTAAATGACGTGTACTTCTGCGGCAGCAAGCGCAGATCTGGCCCTGCTGAGGGCACACCCGTGCTGACGGAGTTGGACAACGACGGAACCGAACTGCCTTTTGCGTCGGATGACGACGGCAAAGCGCCGTGGGATGAGGGGGAACTGCCGTTTTGAAAGAGATTAAAGCTTTGCTTGCAAAGATGTTGGCATTCCTGGTTGTCGGCATCGGCATGAACGTAATCAAGGAGGAGGTCGTCGCGTACGGCCTTCTCCTCTTTTTGGCAATAGTCGTATTGGGTTCTGCGGTGAATAAGAGACTGCAAGGGAGGTAAAAGCATGTTCTGTCTCTACTACCCAGAAGAAGGTCGCTACAGTGCAACCATGAGCTACTTAGAGGCCAGGAGGCTCCAGAAGAGCTTCTATTGGGCCAGCATCGTTAATACCAGAACGGGCGAAATCGTCGCCTGAAGTGAATCTCGCGTGTTTAACGCCGCTGTTCAGTAATTGCTGGACAGCGGCACAAATTTTTAATGCTCAAAAAGAGCGGAAAGGAAAAAATTATGTCTTACATCAATCGTTACGGTTACAAGCCCTACCCCGTGTTCAAGACCATGACCGATATGTTCGATAACTCCGAGGACGTCGATGAACTCATGTTCGGCGTGGAGCTGGAGATCGACAAAGGCGAAGAGCCGGAAGACACTGCTGCAGACCTGTTGGATACCAGCAGCGACATCTACTGCAAGCATGACGGTTCCCTGGGTGACAACGGCATTGAGATCGTCACTCATCCCTGTTCTCTGGATTATCACTGCAAGAAACTGGGTTGGGAGAACATCGTCCAGGTCGCAAGGGATCATGATTACACCTCCCAACAGGCCCGCACCTGCGGCCTGCACATCCATGTGGGTCGGTGGCAGATGGGTGATACAGAGGTGGAACGTGCGGAAACCGCCGCCAAGACCGTGATTCTCGTGAGCCGGTTCTGGGATCAGATGGTTACGTTCTCCCGCCGTCGGGAAGCGCAGCTGAGTGATTGGGCCGCATTGCCGATGGATGGCTTCGGCCTCATCAAGGAGAATCTGATCACGTCCGCTCTGGAAACGGAGAGCAATGGTCGTTATCAGGCAGTGAACCTGACGAATGAGAATACCGTGGAATTCCGGCTGTTCAACGGTACTCTGAATCCCGATACCATCAAGGCTTCCCTCCAGCTGGTGAACAACATCGTCAGCTACGCGAAGGATCATGATACGGATGATGTCATCTGCAGCCAGTGGAGGGACGTGGCTCAGTACGAGGAATTCCCGGAGCTGGATTGCTACCTGGCGGAGCGTGGTCTTTGTCTGGAGCCTCGCATCCCGCCCATTACGTTCCTGTACGAGACCAGTGAGGAATTCCGCATTGCGAAGGAGCGTGAGCGCAAGGAAAAGGAGGAGCGCAAGCGCCGTGAGCGTGAGGCCAGGCTCGCTTCCATGGGAATGCGAGAGGAACCCATCGACTTCACTGAGGCGAAAGTGGGAGACCAGGTCGTGGTTGCCGATCCCGATCCGTATTCGGACCTGAGCTACTTCGACGGCGTTATTGCCACCATCACTCAAATCTTCTCGAGTTATTGGTGCGACTTCGAGCTTCGCTTCCCCGATCAGAACTGGCGTCTGCATGAGAGCTATGACGGAACGGATCGCAGCATGCGCTATATGAACGTAGTAGCAAACACTGTTCATCGCCTCGTCCCCCTGACTGCGTCCGAGATTCAGGCAACTGCATAAAAGAAAGGAGACTTGCTTATGTGCATAATCGCAGCCAAACCCCAGAACGTAGCCATGCCCACTGAAGAGCAACTGGAAAACATGTGGTACAACAACCCGGACGGAGCCGGATTCATGTACAACAAGGATGGCAGAGTGCAGATCGAGAAAGGCTTCATGACTTATGACGCCTTTGAGAAAGCCCTGAAGGAGGCTGGGAAGACCACCGATCTGAAAAAGGCAGCCGTGGTGTTGCACTTCCGTATCACAACCCATGGCGGTACGAAACCAGAGAACTGCCATCCGTTCCCAGTAACAGACAGTATCGGGCTTCTGAAGAAGAGGAAGCTCCGCACTAAGCTGGGTGTCGCTCACAATGGCGTGATCGAGATCACACCCCGTTCCGGTATCTCGGATACGATGGAGTATATTCTGAGCCAACTGGGCCCGCTTCAGAGAGCAGTTCCCAAGTTCTACAAGGACAAAGACCTGATGGAGATGATCTCCAATGCCATCAGCAGTAAGATGGCATTCCTGGATAGGGATGGTAAGATTTATACCATCGGTAATTTCGTAGAGGATAACGGTATCAAATACTCCAATACAACGTACAAGGCATGGAGGTATTCCAAAAGCTCCTTTTACGACTGGAGTGACAAGTACGGCGACTGGAATAGCTACTACGGCTGCTCAGGAGGAAGCGGTAAGCTCAAGACCGTCGATCCTCCAAAGAATACGCTCATGGTTTACAATTCCAAGGCGTTGATGTGGCTGGATGAGGCTGAAGGGGAGTACGTCGTAACTGACTCCGGTCAGTGGTGCTGCGGCGACTATGCCATAGACTGCAAGAACCGGGTCTATGTGTACAGCGACAAGTACAATGCGATGGTACATGTCCCCTACGCAACTGCGTTCAATGCCAGCGGCGGCGCTCTGAAGTACGATCACTCCAGCAAGAACGTATTCTTCGAGGCCGTTTATGAGGCAAAATCCAAGGAAGGAGGTTATGGAACGAATGGAAAGAAATGAAACCAGCGTGCCCCTGCAGATCGTCCTGGATGGGAAGCTTAATATCAATGGGCTTCCAAGCGCCGTGTTCGAGAAGGTAGAAGCACTCCTCGATCCCGAGCAGATCTATGAGTTTGAGATCGGCTTCATCGCAAAGGAGTAAATCGGCATAACCCTTTGTTTTCTGAGGGTAGTTGAATATAATAAATATATATATTTATTATATTCAACTACCCTCAGAAAACTGACATGTGCATCGCAAACTTCATTGGACATTTCATTGGCCAAAACGCATCTTTACATCTCGGATTTTTATCTCAAATTCGAGACACATGTGTTGTTTTCGAGACAGTTGAAAACCCGGAACATGGAGTCACAAAAGGAAAAATCCCCAGAGCATCAACACTCTGGGGATCGTCGAAAATGGTGACCCGTACGGGACTCGAACCCGTATTGAAAAGATTCAAAGTGGCCGGTACCACTGGCTTCCTGAATTGTCATTGGACGTTTTGTTGGCCAAAACGTCGTTTTCCGTGTAAAATTCGCTCATTTTCTTGACGCTGTCCGTCAAATCTTTCTCGGCCAGCTTGGTATAGAATCGTCTCATGGTATCGTGGTCAGACCATCCACCAACACGCATTGTGTCTAGTTCCGACCATCCCAGGTGATATGCCAAACTGGCAAAACTTCTCCTCAATCCATGGACTCCAATGAGCGGCAATCCGGCTCTGGCGCATACGGTATTGACTTGGTCATAGATCGTTCCGGGAGCGCAGGTAATGATTCTCCCGGTTGGATGGGAAGCGAGGTGATTTTTCAAAAGCGTTTCCAGTCGAGGTATCACAATTGGAACCACCCTCTGGGATGCGCTGTTCTTATTGGTCTCTTTCGTCACGAGCTTATTGTCAGCACCTCGGACAGCTGATCCGTGAACATAGATGGTTTTGCTTTCCAGGTCAACGTTCTCTGCAGTAAGTCCGAGAATCTCAGATTTGCGCAGGCTGTGCAGGGCGAGCAGGGCAGCCAGCTCTCCCGGCGTATTCTCAACTGCTGAAAGGAAGGTGATAATCTGTTCATAGTCTAGCCAGGGCAATTCTTTTCGTGCTACCTGGGGCAAATTCACACTGGTCTCAACGCCAAAGGAGGTGAGAACCGCAGATATAAATCCCCAGGCGTTTTTTAACGTCTTAGGAGCACATTTAAGTGCTTCTTCGTTGACCATTGACTGCCAGTTAGGTTCTGAGTAAATGTCCGTAGAGAGCCATCTGGTGAATCTGGTAGCCAATATGCTCTCGTATCCACTAATGGTGGAAGGGCTTAAGACAGCTGAACGATCCGCAAGGTACTTATTGCAGGCATTCTCAAGCGTAAGCTTGGAGGGTGCTTTCTTTGCTTTTATGAGGTTCGACTTGATTGCGATAGCCTGGGCTTTACAGAGTTCCTTCGTGGGTGCAGTACATGAATATCGCTTTTCTTCAAATCGGAATCGTATGAACCAGGTGCCGGAAGGGAGTTGGCTTGGCTCTGGCACAGTGACAATGTCTCGTTTCTTACGGACCTTCAGCTGCTTTGCCCCACACCAGTTACAGTATACAGAGGATTCTGGTATTTCTCTTTTACAGCTATTACAGAGCATGATATTCTCCAGTTAAGATAATTATATTCTCTAGTCCTGTTTATAGTACATAGCATTTGATAAAATCTTGGTAACAAGTAAAGACGAAAGGGGAATGCTAATTGCTTAAGGATAACTTTCTGAATGATCTCTTTGATGCTGACGCAGAACAGTACATCGTGGACTATCTGCGTTTCAGGCCTCTGGAAAGGCTGAATGTTCTCCGGGAACTGCTCACAATGGAGTACGTTGAGCTTCTTCCGAAGGCAAGTGCTGCCTATGTTCCCAACTGGGGCAAGGGCGGCAAGTACGGCCGGGAGCAGGTGATCGTTGAGATTATTCCCGGCAAAGCAGCGTCCGAATAGCTGCTTTTGCTTCATCAGATGCGGATAGTACCAAGCGGATCAGCGCCTTGTCTTCCTCGGAGACGTTTGAAACCACGAAGTCTCCCGTGGTATCCTCATCCAGGAAGTAGGCGCGATCCACATGGAAATAAGAGCAGAGCTTTTCGATGATAGGCAGTGATGGTTGAATGTTGGGGTTCTGCTTCCACTTGGTGACCGAAGACCTGGCAAAGCCCGCCTCGTCTGCCGCAACTGATACGCTGACGCCTCGTTCCTCGCACAGTGATACGACCTTTTGATAGAAATTCATAAATTCGCCCCTCCCAATTTGTGCAGTTCACCAAATTCAATTTGAGGTATTGACAAGTTGAATCCGGTGAACTATACTATGCCCATGTTGTTGAATTGAGTGAACCGCTAGTTGAACTCTTTACACTTTTTATTTTATCATAGTTGTTCACTTTTTTCAACCCTCAGATGAAAGGAGGAAATGAAATTGCCTGAGAAATGGACAGGAGAGGCAGTAGGTCGTATGCATGTGCTGCAGATTCAGCACAAGGAACTGGCAGACAGGATGGGGATCACCAACCGATACCTCAGCATGGTTCTGAACGGCAAGCGCAATCCACCCGGAGCGGAAGCTCGGGTCATGGGTGCGATTGAGATGATTGAGAGCGAACGCAATGCCGAAAGTAAGACTGAATCGTCCGCCGGTTGATCCTATCAAGGCATTGATCCTTGAGAGGAAGAACGCCTGTCAACTGGACGATGAGCAAATGGCCGGGAAAATGGGCGTATCCCGGTCTACCTACCAGAAGCGAATTCATCATCAGCATACAAACGACTGGCCGCATGGACAGATCACTCGCTTATGCCGGGCTCTGGATGTTCCTATCCAGGACTTGCGGGATGCGACCAGATACTGAAAGGAGGAAGAGATGGAACAGATACCGGACGCTCCGTGGATCAGAGACCCTGAGTATTACCAGGAACGCTATCGCTACAAACCGGATTGGGATGAGGACGAGGAGGATGACGATGAGGAAGAAACCGAAATGGAAACTTGAAATTCGTGCCGCTGGCAAATGGGTCATGGTCGGTATGTATGGCCTCGGTTCCGTCCCTCAGATGGCAGCAGCCTATGGCAGGCTGGCAGCCATTGGGTACAAGCCCTACGCCGACGTCCGTGTGGTAAGGATGTGGCCACATGATTGAGTTTGATGCCAGCAAACACATCTACCGTGTGGACGGTGTGATCGTACCCAGCGTCAGCGAGATTACCGAGTGCCTGCACAAGATGGCGTACCGGGATGCGCCGCCCGACCTGATGGAGTATGCAGCCGCAAGAGGAACTGCCGTCCATGAGGCGACAGTGAAACTGGACTGGAACGGTGAGGTTCAGGTCAACGGAACGATTGCTCCGTACCTCAAAGCTTACGCCAAATTCCTGGATGCGAAGCAGCCTGAATGGGATTTGATTGAGCATAGGGTGAACAAGGGACTTGAATATGCCGGTACGCTTGACCGCTACGGCAAGTTTAACGGCGCGTACTGCATCCTGGATATCAAGACCACCTCCCGTATTACCCAGGAAATAAAGGCCGTCTACACCGCTGCACAGAACCTCTACAGAAGAGCCCTCGAAAGCTGGCTTCCGGTGGAAAAACTCTGGATTTTGCAGCTGAAGCAGGATGAAACCTATAAGCTCATCGAACTGCCTGTGGAAGATACATTGGCCGATGCCTGCCTGGCCATCCACAGCGCAGTCGGAAAAAGGAGGAGAAGTAATTGATCAAATGCGAGAAACCCAACATCCAGATTGAAGGCACTGGTGAAGACATCATCCAGGATTTCGCCAACGTGGTTGCCGCCGTCATCGAAGCGCTCGGCGAAGGGGTCGGCGCAGAGTTGGCTGAGGTGGTGATGAACGGAGCATATGAAGCCGCAATAGCAAGAGGCAAGGAGAGGCTGAAAAAGTCAGACGCCCCGAAGATCAACGTCAAGGCCACCCTGGCTGCAATCGCCAGCCTGATACAGGATGACGACGACGAGGATGACGAAGGCGGAAAGGAGAATGACGATGGACGAGATGAATGAAAAGGCCGTGGAGGAAATGACCCGCGAGCCCGAGACGGAAGCGATTGCTCCCGCAGCCCCGGCGGAGGCTGTAAGTCTCTGGAGCTACAACAACTTTGACGATGCCATCCGCAAGGCGAAAATCCTGGCGTCGTCAGACCTGGTTCCCGCAGGGACGTACAAGGGCAAGGCAGCCAACTGCCTGATTGCTCTGGACATGGCCCAGCGCACCGGACTCAGTCCCCTATATGTGATGCAGAACCTCTACATCATCCAGGGCAGACCCTCCTGGTCGGGACAGTTCTGCATTACGGCCATCAACGGCTGCGGCAGATTCAGCCCTCTGGAGTTTGTCCGCCTGGTGGACGACGACGGCAACCTGCTTGGCTACTACGCCCAGGCAACTCGGTTCAGCGACAACAAGATTTGCCAGGGCGCTCCGGTCACCTGGGAGACCGTGAAAGGTGAGGGCTGGCTGAACAAGTCTGGCTCCAAATGGCAGACGATGCCTGAGCTCATGTTCAGATACCGCTGCGCAGCCTTCTTTGCAAGAACCTACTGCCCGGACGTTTTGAATGGGCTTCAGACGGTGGACGAGGTTCGGGACGTGCATGGTTACGGTGATGATACCGTGGTAACAGTGAGGAAGAACGGATGATCAAGATCAAGGTCGGAGATGTGTACAAGGCTCACCGCGTCCGTACCGGAACCTCTGCAAAGGGGGACTGGGAACTGGTCGCGGTGAGAGCGGAGGGAAAGGAGAGGAGGGAGGTTACCCTGTTTATTGACAACATCCCAAGTGGGCTCAAGGAGGGCGACACCTTCCGTGTCCGCTATATCGAGTCCTTCACCGTGAACGCCCAGAAGGATCAGAGAGGGGAGTGGACGAAAGACAAGATGTCTGGTGTGGTGAACATCGACATCGTAGAGAAAGCCGATCCCTGCGACGTGGACTTCGACCTCCCCGGAGGCTTCTCACTATGACTGAAAGAATCACCATTATGGGGGTGAAAATCCGCCGGGCTGACCCGGCGGATGCCCCGACTTATAACTGTGAGAAATGCCAGGACTTGGGATATATCCCGTACATAGGGGAAGACGGATTCGTCTATTCCAGAGAGTGCGAGTGTGCAGCCAAAACCCGCAGCATCCAGCGGCTGCGTCGCTCGGGCCTGGAAGACCTGATCCGATCCTACACCTTCAAGGCTTTCAAGACGCCTACCGACTGGCATAAGCGGGTGAAAGAGAATGCCTGGAATTACGCAAAGAATCCCGGCAAAGGCTGGTTCTTCATTGCCGGAATTCCCGGCAGCGGGAAAACCCACATCTGTACAGCAATCTGCGGTCAGCTCATTGCCAGAGGGAAGGATGTGCGCTACATGGTCTGGCGGGAAGCGGTTCCCAAGCTGAAAGCGCTGGTCAATGAAGCCGAGTACGAGGAAGAGCTTTCCAAATACCTGCGGGCCCCGGTGCTGTACATTGACGACTTCCTGAAGGGCAGCGTATCCCAGGCAGACCTGAACCTGGCATTCACCATTTTGAACCATCGGTACAATTCCCCCGGGAAGCTTACCGTTATCTCATCCGAGCGATCCCTGGCGGATATCCGCAGACTCGACCCGGCGATTGCCGGACGCATCTACGAACGGTCTAAAGACCACATCTTCAAAGCCCCGGAACTGGACTGGAGGACAGCATGAACGAAAAGAGGACACTCAGCTTTACCCTGATGGGGAACCCCGTCACCAAGAAGAACTCCCAAGCGATGGCCGTCAACCGCAAGACCGGCAAGACCTTCCCGGTGCAATCCAAGAGCTACAAGGAGTATGAGAAAAGACAACTGGCTGAAATGAAGCTGCTTCCCGGCTCCTGGGGCTCGATGCCCTGCAATCTCCAGGCGGTCTACTACATGGAGACGCACCGGAAGGTAGACCTCTGCAATCTCCTGGCTGCCACCTGCGACGTCCTGGTGAAAGCCGGATTCCTGGAGGATGACAACTGCAGCATCGTGATCGGTCATGACGGCAGCCGTGTCCGCTACGACAAGGAGAATCCCCGGGTGGAGATCACTCTGACGGAGGCGGTGGATGAAGAGCAACTGCTGTGAGAAAGATTGCCCGGAGCGAAAGCCCGGCTGCCATTCTCAATGCGAGAAATATAAAGCTTTTATCCAGGAGAGAAGAGACAAAGGCAAGTATCTGCGGTCAGAAGCGGATAAGTACTTCCGGGACAGGAGTTACCGGCAGATTCGCAAGCTGATCAACGTAGAAAGGTGGAAGCGGATGAACGGGACACCGCCGAAGAAGCTATGAAGAATGAACCCAGAACCCTTTACCTCTGCGCGAAGTGCGCAGACCTGTACGCAAACTCCCTCTTCCGCACGGAGGAAGTGAATGCCCTCCCGGGTATTCCGTACAAACCGGAGAAACGCAAATGCGAACAGTGCGGGAAGATGTCTTACGGAAGTTATATAAAAATATTCAGGAGAGGAGAAACATAATCATGCCATTTGTGACTCACAGAAGACTCCAGAGTATGCAGGCAGCCATCCGCTACAAGGATCAGCTCTGCAGCAAGTATCTTTCCATGATGGTGAACCTTGCGGAGACCAATGGTGACCTGAGCCAGAAGCTGGAACTGCTGGAGCAGGAGAACCGCGCCCTGCGTACTACCCTGGCAGAGACCGTTCGGGAGGTGATCGCTTGAACATTCGGGAGTACAACGCCGCTACCGGTACAACCAACAGCGACGAGCGCCGGGTATTGAAAACCCGCTTCCCCCGCTACGACCGCTCCACCCATAGCATGGTCACCCACCCGGAGGACTACGGTGTGGAACTGACGGACGAGGCTCAGGAACTTCTGGTCTCTGTCTTCGGTCCCGGCCCCGGCCTCGGTCAGAATCCCCGCCAGGTCAAGCGAGTCCGAAAGAGCGATGCCAACCGCAGTTGCCCCCATCGCTATTACTTCCGCCTGGATGAGAAGACCGCAGCAGGCTTTGCCCTGTTGATGAAGGACAAGGGCTTCTCTACCGTCCAGGATTTTGTCTCCTCTCTGATTACCGGCCTTGTGGCAGAAAGGAAAGAGACTGATGCAGAGAGGTGACATTTACTGGGTAAACGATGTGAATGGAACTGGCAGCGAATTCCGGGGTACTCGCCCCGGAATTGTTGTATCCAACGATATAGCGAACAAGGAAAGCCCCGTCGTCCAGATGGTCCTGCTGACAACCAGGCGGCATCACTCCAGCCTGCCCGTCCGCGTTCCGGTCTATTCCACCGGGACGCTGTCCCTGGCCTGCTGCGAGCAGATATGTCCTGTGGACAAGCAGCGGATCGGAACGCATATAGGGCGCTGCAGTCCCATGGAGATGTATGAAGTGAACAAGGCTCTGATGACAAGCCTGGGGCTTCGGGAGGTAAAGCATGGAAGATAAAATGCGAACCCATGTAGGCGCGGTGTTCGGGCTGTTGGAGGTAGTAGATCGCCCCAAAGACCGACCCGGCATCCGCGTCTGCCGCTGCAAATGCGGCAACGTCATTGAGGTGCAGGCGAGGTCATTAACCAGCGGCTTCTTCACAGCCTGCCCCAAATGCAGGAAAGCCGGGGCCTGCCGTTTCAACAAGGGAATTGACTGCTCGAACCCAACGGCAGACGAGTGCCTCGACTGCGGTTGGAACCCAACCGTGGCGAGAGCGAGAAAGGCCATAATCAAGGAATCCGGGAAGAAGCCAAAAGGCTGGTTCAGGAAAGGATGGTACGAATGAAAGTAAAGCTTGACCCCGGCGCATACATGCCCGAACGGGCACACGCAACAGACGCAGGCCTCGACCTGCGCACCAAGGAAGCGCATCTCCTCTGGCCCGGTGACACCGCCGTCTTCGATACCGGCGTCCACATCCAGATGCCAAAGGGCTATTACGGAAAGCTGGAAAGCAAGAGCGGGCTCAACGTCAACCACGACGTGGTCTCTTGTGGCGGTGTCATTGACGAGGGCTATACCGGCTCTATCAAAGTGAAACTCTATAACCTGGGCAGAACCTCGCACTTCTTCGCCCCGGGAGATAAGATCGTCCAGCTGATCATCCAGCCCTACTCGGCCCCGGAGATGGAATTGGTATCCCATCTGGACGAGAGTGAGCGTGGCGATGACGGTTTCGGCAGCACCGGAAGATGAAAGGAGAGATGCCGATGTATGGCGAGCTGGTAAAGGTATTGCGCAGATGCGTACTTTCAGAGCCTTGCGAAGGTTGCCCATACTATGACCCGCATGGTCCGACAGAAAAATGTGCAACGCTAAATATTGCCGCCGCAGATGCCATCGAGGAACTGATATGCGAAGTGGCCGATGAACACAACGCGAGGCTGGACGCAGAAGAAAGGCAGCACTGGATTCCCGTGGCGGAGCGGTTGCCGGACTTTGATGGTGCTGTGCTGTGTATGAGGAAGAGTAATGTCTACGGTGTGAGGCCATATCAAGAAATCCTATATGTCGATGAATACGGCTTCACGAACTATGATGACATCTATCTTGCAGACGGCGTTGTCACCCACTGGATGCCACTCCCTGAGCCGCCGAAGGAGGAATGAGCATGAGGCCTCTCGATGGATTGAGGGACGTTTTTCTGTTTGCGCTGTCTCAAAGCAGATTCACCCCCGCCGAAAAGAAAATGTTTGTTATGCGATGGAACTCCGCTATCCGAGATCTCGAAAAGCACTATGACCTCAAAAGAAAAAAGGCAGAGGAGGGCGAGACATGATTGTATGGAAAAATGATAGCGATACTATAATTCTTAAGCCCATCGAAATCAGAAGCAAAAGAGGTGTAAAAAAGACGAAAAAGACAAACAGTGCAATTTACATTCCAAACATGGATGCGAAAGAATTTGACAAGATATGTGCCGAAAAAGGATTGCAGTTCATCTATACCCAAGTACAGCCGCATGGGCGGCTGATTGATGCGGATGCTCTGCATTACAACCGAATCAGAATAGCTCATCCAGACGGGGCTATCGGCGGCTGGAATGCCGTTGTTATGTCTGCAGAAATAAAAGACGCTCCGACCATCATTGAGGCAGATGAGGGCGAGACATGAGTAAAGCAAGGTATGAGTACGGAGAACAAATCATTTCCATCGCTCAATTTGAAGAGTCCAAAAGTCAATGGTTTAAGTGGCGCGGCAAAACAACTCACAGGTCTTTTCTTATGTCTCTCCAATACAGAACGCTGAAATATATTGTCGACGGCGGCTTTTTGTATGAGGCGAAACTAAAAAATGAAGGAGGGATGAGTGACGGGCGAATGGCTTGATTTTAATGGTGGCAAAATTGGCAGTTATCATTTCGTGAAGTGTTCAAATTGCGAATGCGTCGGATATAAAGACTTCCAATTTTGCCCACATTGCGGAACCAGAATGATAAACGCTACCGGTGCCGCAAGGACAAGACGGGGAAAGTCCAATAATCGCGAAAGCATCTCTTGCAAGCATCGGGATTTATACGAAGGAGGAGTCATGATTAAACTGACAAAAGCCGAAGCCGAGGCGCTCAAAAAACATCTTGAGTGGTATATCATCCAAGAAATCAAAGACTCTGATGAATACGACAACATTGACTATCTTATCAGCCTAATTCATGTCCTTGAGAAGTGCAAGGCAGAGGAGGAATGAGCATGAGCGAAAAAAAGTTGTGGACGGTTGCAATCCCAAATTTTGAGGGGCCGTTCGGGAGCCGAAGGCAGCGGAAGGTGGAGGAAAGACTGCTGACATTCATCCAGAAGCTGGAGGGCTTTGTGGCAATCAGCCCGCAGTATCCTCGAGGGACACTGTTGCTGTTCGAGACGGAAAACAACGCCAAAGGGGCCAGAAATCTGCTGCGGGCCGAGGGCGTAACCTGCGGGACGCATATCTGTGAGTGCTCTGTCCCGGAGAAAGAAACCAAGAGGGCGAAGGAGTAATGAGCATGGGCATTTATATCGATGGCATGGAGATGCCGAAAGAAGGGAGCTGGACAACCGTCCGCATATATCCAGACGGCACTTGCGCTAGGCCGAATTGGCAAGGAGATTGCACTCTCATCAAGGGCACGAAAGCCGTCCCCGTCTCGCCGCATGGGGATTTGATAGACAGAGAGCCGTTCGTCCAGTTTATCAAAACGCATTGGGATAGCTACGACCAATGGTTTGTCGAGC